TTTATCAATTGCCAGATTTAAGAAGTTCACAACAAGCCCACCTACACCACCTACAGCTGTTGATTCTGCTGGTTCTTTAACTTGTGTAGTATCAAATCCAAATAATCCTTTGATGTAGTTCCAAATGCTTTGTACCATTCCTAATATTAAATTATAAGGCATAAAGAATATATTGATAGCAGAAGCTAGTGCATCTGAGAACGTATCAAATTTGAATAATCCTTTGATGTAATTCCAGACATCTTGAATCATACCCAAGATGCTATTTTTAATGTCATCAATTGATGGAAGTGCAGGCATTGTCAAAACAAATCCAAATACAGCACCTGTTGCTGGATCATATATTTTCTTAGAAAATTCTGTTGCCTTCGTTAGAATATCTGATATTGAAGGTAATGTTGGTAATGTGTAACCAAATACTGAGCCAGTTTCTGAATCATATATATTTTTAGAGAAATTCTCTAATTTTGTTGTAATGTCATTAATAGATGGCAATTCTGGTATCGCAAATCCAAATATTGTCCCTGTTTCAGAATCATATATTTTCTTTGCAAATCCTTCCAATTTGGTTTGTATATCAGAAATGCTTGGAAGTTCTGGTAATGCAAATCCGAATATTGTTCCATCTTCAGAATTGTAAATGTTTTTAGCAAAATCTTCAGCTTTTGATGTAATATCTGAAATACTTGGCAACTCAGGCATTGAGAATCCAAACACTTCACCAGTCTCAGAATTGTAAATATTTTTTCCGAATCCTGCAATTTTGTCTGTAATTTGACTAATTGAAGGTAGTTCTGGAAGCGAGAATCCAAATATTGTTCCTGCTTCTGGATCATAAATCTTTTTAGAAAAGTCAATAATCTTATTTGTTATATCAGATATTGAAGGCAATTCTGGTAATGCATATCCAAATACTTGACCAGTCTCAGGATTGTATATCTTGTAAGCAAACTCTTTTGCTTTATCAACAATCATTGCAATGGATGGTAGTTCTGGAAGTGCGAATCCAAATACTGTTCCAGCAGTTGGATCATAAATCTTTTTAGAAAAATCAGTTATTTTGGTTAATATGTCAGAAATACTAGGTAATTCTGGCAACGTATAACCAAATACTGTTCCAGCAGTTGGATCATAAATTTTCATGGCAAATCCAGAAATTTTATCCCAAATTTGACTTATTGAGGGTAATTCTGGTAGAGAATAACCAAATACTGTTCCAGCAGTTGGATCATAAATTTTGCTAGCAAAATCTTTTACTGTAGTAAATATCTGTGAAATACTAGGCAATTCAGGAAGTTTAAACCCAAATACTTCACCAGTTTCTGGATTATACACTTTCTTCGCATATCCTGTAACAGTATCCCATATTTGAGAAATGCTAGGTAATTCAGGCATTGTGAATCCAAACACTTCACCAGTAGCAGGATCATATATCTTTTTACCAAAGGATACAACTGTATCAAAAATATCAGAAATAGAAGGTAATTCAGGCAACTTGAATCCAAATACTTCACCAGTAGCAGGATCATATATTTTGCTTGCAAATCCTGTCACCATTCCCCATATATCGGAAATGCTCGGAAGTTCTGGTAGTGTAAATCCAAATACTTCACCAGTTTCTGGATTGTAGATCATTTTTCCAAAGTTAATTAAACTATCTGTAATTTCGGATATTGAAGGTAGGCTTGGAAGAAATCCAAAAATCATATCTTTAAATGCAGTAAATTTCTCACCTATATAACCAAACACATTACCAAAGAAAGTTTTAACAACATCAAATGGACTGGTCGAGGCTTCTCCTTCAACTTCGGCTTCTTTATCAGAACCAAATCCGAAAAGATCTGCGAAGAAATCATAAACACCACTAAAGAAATTCTTGATAATAGTTAATGGATTCCAACTAATATCAAATCCAAGAAAATCGAATATATCACTTACAAATGCTTCAAGAATATTAAATGCAGAAAGGAATATCCCTGTAATTGAATCCCATATTTGTCCCAATCCACCAAGTATTTTTCCTGCATCAAATGTAAAAATTCCAACAACAATATCAACAATTCCAGAAACAGCACTAAATACTGCATCTAATATGTTATCTACTTCAGCTGTTAGTGATGCAGCAAGTTTATCAAATCCTAGAAACTCAAGAATCCAAGCAGCTGCACCTGTTAGCATCCTTAATATACCACCTATAGCTTCATCTAGAAAATTTATAACACCTTGTTTAATACCTTCAATTATACCACCTTCTTCGTATCCTTTCATAAAACCAGAAACAAAATCAAATACACCCATAATAACAGTAATAGGAAGAAATAATTTTCCTAATACTCTACCAATTGTTTTTGCTATATTTCCTATGAAACTAAATCCATTTAAAAACCCTGCAGCACTCTTTGCTATATCAATTATTTTTTCAAAAATTCTTACGATGGGAGTTATAAATCTTCTTATACTTGCAGACACACTTCTGATTATTCTGCCTATAAAAGATCCAAACCTTTTGATAGGATTAATTATTCTTTTAAATGTGTTTTTGATTCCATCAAAAACTAATGATACACTGTCAAACAAATCAAATAAAAAATCTAATGATAAATTTTTGAAAAAATATTCTCCTAATTTAGTTTTTTTGAAACCATCTACTATTTTGTCAAAAAAACTAACCAATCCTTTGAGAGGTTTAAATACATCACCTATTTTTAAATCTGTTAAAAATTTTAAATCTTTTCCTATAGTTTTGAAGAATTCTACCAAAGCAATTACTGGAGCAGCAATCAGGGCAGCAATTAAACCAAGACCAAATCCACTTTTTTCTTTTAAACTATCTAATCCTTTGCCTAATCCAAGAACAGAATCATTGATTGTTTCTAAGATTTTAGTATTTTTCTCTGCAAGTTTTTGTTCATCTCTTTTTGCTTCAAGATCTGCGGATGTTTTTTTATCATCTTTTGGTGTAATTGCTTTTACAACACTGTCTGCTAAAGTTGCTTCAACTGGTTCTTTTTTTCCTAAAAATTTATTAATAAATTGTTTATCAACCCCATATTTTTTTGCTGAATCTTCTAATTTTTTAGCTAATTCATCTGGTGTCAATGAAGGTTCTAAAATTTTAATACTTTCTTGTATTAATTCAAGTTGTTTTAGGCTTGCATCTTCTTTAGCTTTGTTTTTATCTGCTTGTTTTTTAGCTAGTTCAAATTCTTTTTTAGAATTGAAACCTAAACTTTCCCTAAGTTTTTTTTGTTCTTTATTTTCAAATTTAAATAAATCTACTAATCCTTTAGTTGCTTTTCCACCAAAATATTTTCCTATTCCAACAACAGAACGCAATCCAGGAACAGAAGATGCAATATCATTTCCAAGAGTTTTAATATCACCAACCAGTGTATCAAAATCATTTCTTATAATATCAACAACAGCTGTTGCTGCTTCATTTTTTGTTGTTGATTTTCTTATTTCTTGATTAGTTTCTCTTAACTCACCAAGAAGTTTTTTAAACCGTTTTTCTTCGTCTGCTATTGCCATTTATTACTTCCTTGACATGTATGCTTGTGCACCGAAATAAAAACCAACAATTGATGCTTGCCCCAGATAAAACAATCCCAACAAATCACCTAATGCAGCTACTCTTGATTCAGGCACCAAAGGTGTAAATAATATTCCAGTAAATACAACCATGCTAAGAATTGAAACCCATGACATACGTTTCTGTGCTTCAGCTTTCTCTTCTCTCAATTCAAGTTCAAGTATTTCTGTTGCTCTTTTCATTTCTTCTTCCGTAACATCACCACTTCCGTTTATATCATACTTTTTAAAAAGTTCTTGAATGCTTTTGTTAGGCATTTTTAACCTCTTGATTGTTGATTCATCTTCTCATGGCGTTGTTTCATTTTTTCATCTTCAATGTGTTGCAACAATAATCCGACATAAACTTCTCTCTCCCACGGCAACATATGTTCAATTTCTGTCAATGAATATTTGTGATGTTGCATTAATGAAAAATTCAAACGATAATAATTTTCCAAACTATTGTGAGAGAGACCTACTAGAAAAAATTTTGCAGTCCTTCAATTACTAAATCACTTTCTACACCTGTTTTTGGATTTTTAATTTTAGTTCTATATCGAACTTTTGGCATATCCTCAAAGAAACTTTGTAATTTCATGAATTGTTGATGACTCATAGAATTTACAAATTCTTCTAGTTCTTTTTTTGTAATATCATTTTTATCATAAACTTCATCAGCATCATAAATTTGACCAATGCAATTTTTAATGATTTCAAATCCAGCATTTGGATCTTCCATATTCATTCCAGATACATTGTTTACTCTTGGGTAATTCATAATCACACCCACAGTATCTGTTAATTCAATTTTGTTTGTATGTTCATCTGATTTCTCGCAAACAACATCTTCAAGATTAATATCAACTTCAACCTTTGTTTCTCCGTCATCTGGACATGTAACTGTTACAGTTGATACTTCACCGATTGACTTTGCTCTTAATTGAATAAAGATATATTCTAGATCGAATATCGGAAGTTTTTTTGCATCTATCTTTTTAAATGTGCATTCATTAATGATATTTTCAACAGCTTTGATAATATCTTTCTCATCACCTGTTTGTTGAGCAATGAGAAGCATTTTTTCTTCTTTGACCAAAAATGGTCTAAATTCTATTTCTTCATTTGTCGATGGTACAGTCAATTCATATTTGTTTACTGCTAATGATGGTAACGCCATTATTTCCTTTCATAAGTTATTCTTCAATCCAATCTCTGAATGCCATAGAAACATTTAGTTTTGATGCTTCACTTCTGCTATCTGCACTGAGTGTTATCAATTCAACAGTTTTAGGAAATGCTTCATAAACTTTGCAACTAAAAACAACTTCATCAGTTTTGGATAATTGTTTAATCGTCATGTCACGGACATAATTCGAATAATAATACATATCATATGTATTTGGGTTGTAAATGGTTTTCTGCCAATTATCAAAATATCTTTTAATATCTAATTTTTCATCAAGAAGAAATGTCATTGAAATAGAATCATTTAATATTAATCCTTGAGCTATTTCATGAGTTGGACCATAAATATTATCATTTGTTTGCGATTCAATTGTTCTTCCAGGAAGTTCGACTGATTGGCACCAAAGTGATACTAGATTATCATCAGCAACTCCAGATGTAGCTCCAGGAGAATTAATATTTACTTCAAATCTATTTGGTTTTGATATTCCAAACTTTTTAACTGATTCAAAAAATGTAATAGAATTACTACTAAATGCTGCGCTCATGAGTTAATCATCCTTCTAGAATCATAATAGACTTTATTTCTGGTCACGTTGGTAAAATCTTGAACAGGTAACATCAATGCCAATTTAAATTCTTCATGTTTTATTTTTACAAATGGAGAACGCACATGATTCTTTAAGTATTTTTTGATGGTTGGTCTTATTTCTTTGAAGTTTTTGATGTTTCTCCACTCTGTCAATATTCTTTTTTCATTTTCTCTTGTTCTTTCAAATCTCATTAATTTTTCCATCAATGAAATTCTATACGGAATAGAAACATAGTGAAAATTAATTCCTAAAAAATATCTACTTGTTTCATCAATGGGAATTATTAATGGAAATTTGTCATAATAAGGCAATGTTTTTTTGTATTTCGCATCATAAACAAAAAAGTTCATGCTACCCACATTCAATGAATAGTTTGTTGACTCTTTTTGTAATAATTGTTTTTGTGATGGTACGCCAAACTCTCTAACTTTCTGTTGAAACCAACGATAAGATCTTTCTTGTCCACCAGTTTGTCTGAGAATTTGGTCAAAATAGTTATCTGCCATACAATTATTTATTCTATATTTTCAATTCATTTTCTGTAATAAGTTTAAATTCCATTTTACGATCAGAGCACCATTCCATTGCAGCTTTCCATTTTGCTTCATTTATTCCCCATGTTTTTACTTCATTTAAATATTTGGTTGTTTTTCTTTTTGGCACTTTTGGTGGTGAACATTGAACTTTTGGTTTGATTTCAATAATCATGTTTTTTATTTCACCTGTTTGTTGCTTTACTTTTATGAAAAAATCTGGAAAATAACGATGTATTCGATTGTCAATCGGAGAACGATATGGAATTACTATTTCTTCTGAAGCCCAAGATATAATTGATTCATTCATGTCACAATAAACCATGAATTTTCTTTCCCACAAAGAACGATAAACAATTTTATAAGGATCTCCAACATATTTTTTCTTATTTGTTGGTATATATTTTCCCTTGTATGCCATATAAATAATAGTAAATTCTTGATATGAGGATATTTAGCTAAGTGGCAACAACAGCATTAGAAAGATTGAATAATAAAGGTAAAACTAAAGCAGGTATAAATTTACAGTTTCCATTAGATCTTGGATCTGAAAAGTCTTCCTATTATACTTTATTTAAAATATACGAAACAAAAAAATCAACATTACCCCAAATTGAACATATTTTAAGTTCTGGTGGTCCTAACTCAAGTTCTATAAATTTAACTAGACCAGTAGAAGAAAAGGTATCAGATTTTATTGCTTTATATATGCCAGCATCTATAACCAATGTACAAAATGCTGCATATGGTAATGTAGAAATGGGAAATGTGATTGCTGGAATGCAAGCATTCAATAGAACTGACACAGGCGAAATTTCCAGCATGGCTGGTGGAGCATTAGAATTTTTAAAACAAACTGGTGAACTAAATTTAAAAAAAGGTGGAGCTGAAGCCAGATCTTTGATTGGAGCGTATGAAATACAATCTGGAAGAATTTTAAACAACAGAACAGAATTAATTTTTGATTCTATTGATAGAAGATCATTTACCTTTGATTTTAAAATGATACCAAGAACAGAAGCAGAATCATTGGCTATTAAACAAATAGTCAACAGATTTAGATATCATATGTCACCAAATATTGATGATACAGCAATTACAAATAGAACAATGATTGTTCCTTCATTATTTGAAGTTGAATTCAAACCAAATACCAATAATTATTTACCGAAAATTGGAAAATCAGTATGCACTTCATGTAATGTAACATATGGTGGAGCTAGACCGCAATTTTATAATGATGGTTCTCCTGTTGAAACATCAATGACAATAACATTACAAGAACTAGAATTGATAACAAAAACACGTATTGATGGGGGTTATTAATTAATGTCATATTATTTTAATAAATTTGAAAAAATACAATATGACATAAAAGGTGATGGTAAATATGTTACCATGACAAATTTAATGGTGAGAGCAAAGATTAGAGATTATTTAAAAAACATATTGGTCAATTTTGATTATTATGATGTTGTTCCTGGAGAAACACCAGAATCAATAGCATATTATTATTATGAAGATGTTGGATTGTATTGGTTGGTATTATTGGCAAATAATATAACAGATTATTTCAGAGATTGGCCAATGTCTACTGCTAAGTTTGAAAGCTATGTGAAAGAAAAATATCAAAATGTGGATGAAATTCATCATTACGAAATTTACCCTGCATACGGAAAAATAGAAACTATTCAAATACCAAATAATATCGGTTATCCTAATGCTATACCTATCACAAATTATGTCTATGAAGATAATCTGCAAAAAGAGAGATCAAAGATTAAATTAATAAAGCCGCAATTTACAGAACAGTTTGTGAGAGAATTTGAGAATATAGTAAAGGGTTAAGATGTCAAGAACTGCTTTAAGATATGCAGGGGATTTTTACATAGAAGAAATTCAATTACTCACCACCAAAGGTGGGTCGGTTGATTTAAAAGATATTATATCATCAATAGATATTTTTGAAGATATTGGTACACATGCGATTACTGGTTCAATTTCTTTCATGGATACCAATAATCTAATCTATAATTTGCCAATCATAGGACAAGAAAGATTATTTTTAAAAGTATACACTCCTCAAAATTCTCCTTCTGACCAAACAATAATAGATTTTACAAAAAACGCACTATATATCAATAGAATTATTAATATTACAGATTATAATGATCAAACAAAAATAGTTACATTGTCATTCACGACTCAAGACATTTATATGAATAGTCGTGTAAGAGTTTCTAGATCATATACTGGTGAGCCTTCTGATATTATTAAAAAGATACTTCGTGCACCAACATTGTTGGATTCAAAAAAGAAATTGTTTTTTGAAAAAACATCAAACAATTATAAATTTGTAATTCCAAATATGAGACCATTTTCAGCAATTAATATGATTGCTCAAAAATCTCTTTCTGCAACACACAATTTCTCTCCCACATATCTGTTCTATGAAACATGTTTTGGTTATCATTTTAGAAGTGTAGATAGTATGTTTAATAGTCAAACTGTTTCTGCCATATTCAGAGAACACAATCCAACAATTCTTGATGAAAATGGTTCAAAGAATTTAGTGGCTGACATGCAAAATTTGAGGGAATTGTCTATTGTAAATTCTCAAGATAGTTTTTTGAATACAAGAATGGGAATGTATTCCTCCAATATTATACTTTACGATTGGTATTCAAAAAGTGTAACAAAGAAAGAATATAATTATTTGGACAATTTTCCAAAAGACAAACATGCACAACAAAATGCTGTTGAAGGTTCCTCATATCCATTAGTCTCAGAAGCAAAAGAATATAGCAGCAAAAGAATATCAGATTTTCCAGACTCAATTCAATTTCTTCAAAGCACAATTCTCGATGGGGTAAAAGATAAAAATTATTATGAATTAGCAGGATCTACTCATGCTGATTACACTAATCCTTATCAAGGAAACAATGTGGAAAAATGGTGTATGAGAAGAAGATCTAGATTGGCTCAATTAGAATCTGGAATAATGATTCAAGTTGAAGTAATAGGTAGAACAAACATACAAGCAGGTGATCTTGTGGAAATTGAAATTCCTTCTTCCACAACTTCCACAAATGATAAATTTAACAAATATCTTTCTGGAAGATATTTAATCAAACAATTACATCATTCATTTTCAACCAAATCAGGTGACGCAAAACATGTTTGTCATATGACATTGGTTAGAGATGATGTAAGTGAAACATATCCAGCAGTCGGAACTGGTCCAGGAGGGTCAGCATGGGTCGATGCTGGAGATGCAGCAAACCAATCAGTATAAGGAGGAACTGCCAAACATTCTATATTATTTCCATTCAACCTCAATATGGAGACTTCATGTCTACAAAACTAAAAAATCGAGTACGTAAGATGAACTTCCAACGGCAAGGAAATGAAAGGAAATTTGAAACATTGGTAGAAGATGACACTAATTATTATGACAAACTCTATCTTGACAAAACTAAAAAATTTTTAAAGAAAATGAAAAATATCGCTTGACATTTTATTTTTTTGAGGTATAGTATTTATTCTTTATATTTTTATGGAGAGAAAATATGAAAACCATCATGATTTGCAGAAAGCCATATATTGACTTGACTTTTACAGGTGAGTGGAGATTCGGCAAAGAAAACTGGTCTGACACTCACCATTTCGTAGAGTACTATATTGGACCTCTGCTCATCAGGCATTTTTATGAAAAGATGGAAACTAATAGCAATTCTGTACGATGAGGACCATGATGTCATTGAAGCAACTCAGTACGGATTCAATACATATTTCGAGTGTATGGAATACCGAGAACTTTTAATGATCGAATGCTCTTTGGATCCAGAAGTCTATGATTATAAATTTACAGTGGTGAATTCATAAAAAATGCTTGACATTTCTTTTTTTCTTTAGTATAATGATCAGGTGTTGAATTGATAATGATACTCTCTCATAGAGATTGACAATGAATTATACAGATCTTGTTTTTGCTCTTCTTGGATTAGCTATGTTCTCATCTGTAATGGCATTAGCTCTGACAGGC